GCGCCTCCGTGCCGCCGATGGGCGTGCCTGCCTCCGTAGCGTAGCGCGCCAGCCCGAAGCCGTCGGCGGCCATCGCGGCCAGCCCCGCACCCGCCCGCAGTTCGCCGCCCGTCGTGGCGTACCACTGCTGCACGTTGTTGGCGTAGCCGGCAATGCGGCCTACTGAACCATCCCGCCAGATGCGCAGCCCGGTGTAGTTACTTCCAAGCGCCCCCGTCCCCTGCCTGATTTCCCCGCTCGCGCCGATGGTCATCACGCCCGCAAAATAGCTGTCGCCGTCGCTGTCCAGCGCAATGACCGCCGCGCCGCCGCTATCGTAGAGCCGCAGGTTGCCGGTCATATCCGCCTGCAGCCGGGTCGCACCGGCAAAGCCCACCCGAAAACCGTTCACAGCCTCGGCGCTGATCCAGGCCGCGCCGTTGTCGCCACTGAACAGGCCATAGGCATTGACGCCGGTGACGCCAGTCAACTTGCCCAGCCGCACCCGCACCTTGCCCGCCGTGCCCCAGTCGGCGTGGCTGGCAATGCCGTCGATTACGTCCAGGAAGGGAGCGCCAGAATCGTTCGACGTGACATAGACGCTGCCGCGCCGGTTGGCGTCCGAGGTGCTGCCCACGCGCGCATACTCATAGCCTGCGGCCGGCGCGTTACCGCTGTTCAGCGTAACCACGGCGGTCTTCGTAGTGGGCGTGCTCGTCACCGTGCACCGGCTGATGTACGCCCCGCCCAGGAACTTTTGCGCCCGGATCAGGTCGCCCGCAGCAAACCCGTGGTCTTCATCGAAGGTCAGCGTGTATGGCCCAGCGCCGGCGACACTCGCCACCTTGCCGCCATCGCTGAATAGGTAAGAGCCGTTGCCGGTGCGGATTTTACTGATCAGGAGTTCGTAGACTCGCAGCAGCCCGCGGATGGTCAAATTGTCAAACTCCGCCGACGTGTGGCCCTCCTCCATCACGCCGTCGTCAATCTGCCAGCCATTGCCCGCAAAGCCGCTGGCAAAACTGTTGGATTTGATCAGCTTGCCCGCCGCCAGCCGCACGACGCCGCCAGCCGGATTGATCACCAACTCATTGGCCGGTTGCAGCGTCAGGTTGCCCGTAGCCGTATCAATCAGCGGGCTGCGCAGCCGCTCCGAAGCCACCAGCCGCACGGCGGTCAGGTAGCCGGACGCGTCGCTCTTCAGCAGCGCCTCCTTGGTCGCGCCGGTCACGTCCGCCAACGGGGTGATCTTGCCCCACGCATCCACGGCAGTGAACCCGCCTACCTGCCATTTGCTGCCGGTGGCGCTGTGGTCAGAGGAGGAAAACACGTCATGCAAACGCGGGTGCACGTCCAGCGCCGCTAGTTCGTCCTTGGTGGCCGCCCAGGGCGCTTGCGCCTCAGACAGTTCGCCGGTGTGGTAGACGCCATCCAGCGCATGAGCAGCCATGCCGCCGCCGCCTGCGCTGATAATGCCGCCGCTGCCGCCCAGGTCGCGCAGCCAGTGCGGGCGTAGCTTTTGCGCCAGCGTACTAACCGTGTCACTCATCCCTGCACCGCTCCCGTCTCAAATGGATCGCCCGCCCCCTCCGGCTCTAGCGTCAAGCCGCTGCCGTCGCGCCACTCCGCCCGCTCTACGAACACCGGCGACAATGCCGCCCAAGGCCCCAACGTGTCGACCGCGCCCAGGTGCACCCACTCACCCGCGGGCAAATAGCCATCATCCGCCGGCTGCCCGTAGAGGTCATAGAGCCGCTTGTTGGCGTAGCACCAACGCGCCGTAGTCGCAGGCGCGCGGGCGTAGACGCTGGCCGCCAGGTTGCGATGCACGCGCAACAGCAGCCGCTCCCCCACGCTCGTGCCGGTGTCGAGCAGCGCCGTCACCTCGTCAAAAATGCGCAGTTCGCCGTCTCGGTGCTGGTTGGCAACTACGCCGCTGTCCACCGTGTCCACGTCAACCGCCCAGCCGGTCAGGCGCAGCGCCGCCGCAATTTGTTCGCCGGTGTCGGTCGCGCCGAGCACCCGAAACAGCATGTCGGCCATCGGATCGGGAGCCTGCCACGCCGCCCCGTCCCACTGCCGCATGTTGCCGCCGGCGTAGGTGGCGTCAGCGTCTAGGTCAATCTCGTAATAGTTCACCGGGTCATTGCTGCCGGTGCGCTGCACGACGATCCCGTATACCGTGCCGTAGCTGAGCATGGCCGTGTTCGCCAGGTCGAAGCGCACCCAGCCCATGTCCGCCGGGATGTTGGCCGCGGTCAGCGTTGCCGAATCGAGCACAGTCCCCGGCGTGCCCGCGTCGTTGGCGACAAGTTGCACGGTGATGCTGTCGGCGGGTGTCCCCACGCGACGCAGGCGAATCTCAATCGCTGCCGCCGTCCAGTCGTCATCAGTCGGCAGACCGAACGTCTGGTAATGGCGCTGTCCCCACGCGGTGACGGTGACGCTGTTGCCCGCAAATTCGTTGGTCAGGTTGCCCGTTACGCGCACCGCATTGCCGCGGGCAAAGATGATGGTGGCGTTGTTCTCACTGGTGAAATTGCCGCCGCGGTAGGTGTTATTGATTTCCACCGCCCGCGCGCCGGCCTTGTCCATCAATTGCGTGCCGTTGTGGATGGCATTCGACGCGCCCGAAATAGAAAACGCGTCATCGTTGGCAATGAAGCCCAGGCCGCTGTTGGCGTCGAGGATGTCGTCATTAGCGGAGAACGTCACATCGTCCGACGTGTACGCCACCGGCGCGCGGTCGTCGCCGCCCGCAGCCAGCAGCCAACTGGCATTGTTGCCCGCCTGCGCCGCGCCAGAAACGCGCACGCGCACCCCCGTTTGGAAGTTGACGAATTTGCCGTCCATGTCGTGTATGGCGTCGTTGCGCGTGACAAACGCCATTTTGGCCGAGGTGAAGCCCAGGCCCAACGGGGCCGGCTCACCGCTTGCCGTGTGCTGCGCTAAGCCCGCGGTCTGCGTGTAATAGAGTCGCTTGGCGCGCTGCCAGTGGCCGGTGCAGTAGATGGTGGCCGCCGCCGCGCCGTCATCCGGCAACAACGTGTAGGCCGGCCTCTTGAGCGCAGCCAGCGCCGTCGCCTGATAAGCTGCCGCCGCTGCCGCCGTCATCTCGCGCTCAGGCGAGATGCGTAGTTCGCGCACGCCAAAGCGCCCCTGGCTGATCGCGTCGTCTGTCCAGGTAGTGTCCGCGCTCGCCGCGCCGCCGCCCGGCTGCGTCTGCGCGTAACGCAGGTGCACGCGGTTGGCGAGCCGCTCCAACGTTGCCCCGCGCCGCACACCGTCCCCCGCGATTTCCACCGCGGCAACATCGCCCCACCAGACCGCACTGCCGGCGGCGTTGATGATTTCCAGCCGGTAGCCAAGCCACGCCGTTAGCCCCATCAGTGCGTCACGCGGCCCGCCGATGGCAACCTCCGCGTCCCACATGCCACCCGCCGCCGCCGCCGTCCAGGTTTGCGGACGCACGTCCAGGCCCGGCGGAACCAACACCGCGCTGCCCAGGGGGTCGAATACTGCAATCGAGTAACTCATACCGTCACCCGCCGCGGGCGGTAGTAGGCGCGCACGCTCATCGTGTCGGCAATCGGCGCGTCACCCACGCCCGCGGTCGCGCCCGCGTGCACCTGCCACAGAATATAGATGCGTTGGAGGATGCCCGGCAGCAGCGCCAACCCGCCGCCGAACGAAGTCGCCAGCCCCGTTTGCGCGCTGCTCGCCAGTACGTAGGCGCGGCCCTCGATACTGTCCAGAATTGCCGCGCCGCCGTTGGGCGCCGGCACACCCGGCACCGGCATCTCCAAATAGCGGAACGCGTCAACCGGCGTCAGTTGCAGAACGTCCAGCGAGCCAAGACCAGTCCCGCGGAAAATCAGCGCCAGTTGGTGCGCGGCGTAGGCGCTCGCATATCCGCCCGGCGGCAGGGGCACGAGTCCCAGGTCGCGCCACGCCTCGTACAGCAATGGCCCGATAGAGAGTTCATCGCCAGTCCACAGCACCGCGCCCGTCGCCGCGCGCACCTGCGGCGTAACGTACAGCCCGCCGGTCGTGCCCGCAAAGCGCGCCACCAGCCGCACGCGGCGGCCCTTGGTGCGCGCCAGGTCAGCCGCCGGCAGTGTCCAGGCGAACGTCACCGGCGCACCGGATACCGTAAACGCCAACGCCTGCCCGCCGCTGTGCGCCGCGTCCGTGTCAACCGTCCCCCCGCTGACGCGCGCCTCGCCTTGCAGATAGTGCACCAGGTTGGCAGGGTCGCTGTAGGCGTTGACGCTCAGAAACAGCTTGCGCAGGTTGCGCACCGCGCCCGCCGTGTTGCTCAGTTCCAACCGCACCGGCGCGGGCAGCACGCCGCCCACCTGCGCTGCCGCCATTTGCACCCAGTTGCCGTTAGCCGGGTTGTTGTAGATCGTGCGCCCGCCGGTCGTCGCCGCCTGCCCGTTGGCTGAAAGCGCAATTTCCGCCTCCGCACCCTCCCACCAGTGCGCCCGCGTCCAGATTACCGCCACCTGCGCCACCGGGTAGGCGTCGCCAAGCCTGCGCAGACCGGGGTTCGTTGACCAGACCACGCGGCCCTCCGTGATCTCGCTGCGATAGGCCGCGGCGTCGCCGTCCACCGGCTTGTAATTGACAAACACGCGGTCGCCCGCGCCCGTCGCCGCGCGATCTGCCGCCAACTCGAACAGCGCGTTCAGGCCGTTATCGATTGCCCGAATCGCCGCCGCCGTGCCGGATAGGTTGACTTCCGCCGTCTCCGTGACCGGCTGCCACTCCGCGCCGCGCCGGGTTGCCGTCGCCGGGAAGTAGGTGCAGCCGCGCACCGGGGCCACACCGCTCAGGACAATCTCAGTTGCGCCGGACGATATGCTCAGGTACATCTATCGCCGCCTGTTGAGTAGTTGCGCCACCTGCCAGGCCAGCGCCTGAAGGTCAACTTGGTTCGTGACGTACACGGTTTCAATCGTCACCGCCGCGCTGCTCACACCCATGCCCGGCGCGGCCGTCCAGTCGTCCAATTCGTTGTTGGGGACAATGCGCCCATTGCTATTGGGCACATAGAGTTCCGGCCCGCGCTCGCCTACGATGATAGGCGCGCCGCCCGTCACCGCGCCCCCCGCGGCAAACCCCGGCAGGCTGGGCAGGCTCGGCATACTAGGCAGGCTGGGAATGCTAATTCCCGCAAACGGGTTGGGAATCGAGATGCTGCTGATCCAATCTTTGAATGACTCGATCCCCTTCTTTAGCGTGTCGATAGCATCCAGCACCGGCTGGATCGCCTTGCCCATGCCCTCCCAAATGCCCGTCCAAAATGCGGAGATGCTCCCCATCACGCTTTCGATGGACGTGCCCATGTCAGACAGCGTGCCGGCGACAATCGTCTTGATTGTCTCAAACACCGCGCCCGTAATCGCCTGCCAGTTGGCTACGGTGTTGGTAAAAAACGTCCCGAATCCCTGCGCGATTTCCTGCGCCGCCGCCCAGGCTGCGTCCCAATCGCCGTCAATGATTGCCGTCACCAGGTCGGCCACGCCTTGCACTGTAGTCGCAATCAACGTGATGGAGTTCGTCACCTGCGCAATGGCCGGCCCAATCAGCGCCGGCAGGTTGCCGATAATCGCCGCTACCGTGTTAATGCCCGCGTCCGCCGCCACTGCCAGGCCGGCCCCGATGCCTGCCGCCAACTGCGCCAGGATCGGCTGCACCACCACCCACAGTTGAGCAAATGCCTCCTGGAGCGTCGCCAACGGCCCGCTCAGTTGGCCCAGGCTCGGCCCGATGCCTGCAAATGCCGTCTGCACGCGGGCAATCGCGGGCGCAAGAAAAGCTTGCAGCATCGTCGCCGCCGCGGTTGCCGTGGTTGCAAATCCCTGAATTCCGGTCGTGACTTGCCCCATTGCGCCCGGTAGCGCCGCCCACACCGCACCCCACAATGCTTGCAGCGTCGCCAGTGCTTGCGGGATTGTCGATTGCAGCCAAGTGATCGCCTGTTGCAACTGCGGTTGAATAGCGGCCCATGCCGCTGCCGTCGCATCCTGAATCCCCATGAAATTCGTAGACCAGGCCGCGGCTAGTCCTGCCACCGCGATCACGATCAGGCCGATAGGAGACAGCAGAAAGCCCAACACCGCGCCGATACCGCTGATCGCCAGCATCAGCGGCCCTGCCGCCGCCAACACCGCGCCAAAGGCAATCGCCGCGTTTTGCAGTTCCGGCGAGAGCGTCCCGAAGCTGCTGATCAGGTTTGCCAGCCCGGTCGCCATTGTCGTGAGCGTCGGCAGAAAGCGCATGGACATACTGATCATGAGCGATTCGACCGCGCCCTTGACCGTTTCCAGCGCGCCGGACAGCCCGCGCATCCGTGCATCAGCCGCCGCCTGCGCCGCGCCCGCCGCCGTGACCGCCCCCTCCATTTGCGTCCAGCCCTCTGCCCCCGCCGTTGTCAGCACAGTCGCCGCGCGGATAGCGTCCGCTCCAAAAATTGTAGTGAACGCCGCGTTACGTTGCGCGTCGGATAGCCCCGCGGTAGCTGTGCCCAAATCCGCCACCACCTCCTGGAACGGGCGCATACTGCCATCCAGGTTGTAGACGTTGACGCCAAGCGCCGCCATTGCGGTCGCCGCCTCGCCGGTCGGCGCGGCCAGGCGCATGAGCATTGTTTTTAGTGACGTGCCCGCGTCGCTGCCGGCAATGCCCGCGTTAGCCATCAATGACATTGCGGTTGTCAGGTCGGCCATGCTCTGCCCGTTGGACGCAAACACGCTGCCCGCCATCTGGAAGCCCGCGGCCAGTTCGCCCACGTCTGCGCTACTGGCATTGGCTGCCGCGGCGAGCATATTAGCGACGCCCGCCGTTTCGGTCGCCGCAATGCCGAACGTGTTGACCGCGTTTGCGGCGATGCCCGCCGCCGTGCCAACGCTCAGGTTGCCCGCCGCGGCCAGGCTAAGCACCCCCGGCATGGCGCCCATAATGGATGTCGCGCCCATGCCCGCCTTGCCTAGTTCCAGCATGGCCTCCGCCGCGTCGCCCGCGCTAAACGATGTCGTTGCGCCCAGGTCGAGCGCCTGCTGTTGCAGCGCCGCCATTTGCCCAGCCGTCGCACCGGACACCGATTGCAGCACGTTCATGGATGCTTCAAAGTCACCGGCGGATTTCAACGCCATGCCCGCAATACCCACCAGCGGCGCGGTGACAGCCAGGCTCATGCCCTGCCCCAAGCTGCCCAGGCGCTTTGACAGTGATTCCGCCTGCTGCTGGACGCGCCCGATCCCACTCTCAAAGTCGCGGGCATCGAGCGCCAGTTTGACGTTCATGGATGCAATGGTGCTCATTGCCGCCGCCCCCCGCCTAGCACGCGCTGCAAACTCGCCAACGCCTTGCGCGCCTTGGCTTCCTCGTCAACTGGCGCGAAGTCCAACACAAAATCGGTTGGCTTGGCGGGCTTTTTGCCTTTCTCGCGGAACATGTTGGCAATCATGCTGGCTAGTATCCCGATACGCAGGTCGTCCCGGTCTTCCCCCCAAGGCTCCACCCGACTATATGCCATCCACTCGGCAAACTGCGCGCTGGTCATCTCCCCCAGCATCGCGTCCACGTCGTGGCGGCCTAACCGCAACGCTAACCGGTAGGCGAATCTCCGTTCTGGTCGCCGGTAAAATTTGCGGCCAGTTCGTTGACATCCTCCTCGCGCATCCCGTTCAGCCGCTGCGCGACCTCGAACACCCGTTGCAGCGCCGCCGCCGATTTGAGGCCGAGCGCGTGATCGTCCGCCTCATCGAACAGTTGCTCGCCGTTCTCGTCCACCATGCACAGCACGCACAGGCGGGCGCGGATGTTGTCCAAGTTCTGCGTGAACTCCTTGCCGTTGCGCTGGAGCGTGCCTGCTTCGAAGCGGTCGCGCTGGCTGGCGCTCATGCTGCGCACCGTCACCCAGGCGTCCCACTCCGGCACGAACACGTCCTCGGTCTTGGTGTCCAGCTTGGCGAGAATTTCCACCCGGCTCAAGTACTTCTTGTTGCCTGCCATTAGTCCCCCTCGGCTCTACCCACACTCTGGCGCTGGCACCGGCTCGCCACCACGTCCCACCAGTAGGTGGCTGGCCGCGCTTGCCAGACGGAATTGATAAACTCAAAGTCACTTGTGTACTTGCCCGGCGTCCATGCGCCCGCGTGCGCCTGCCACACCTCACGCCGCACCACGAAAGCGCTCATGCCGATCTCGGACACCCGCGGCGACTTACCCCACCGCGCACTGGGCAGGATGCGCCCGTAGCCGTGATCCATGCGCACAAAAATCACGTCCGGCGCGTTCAGCGCGGCGATTTGCTTCAGGCCCGCGACGAACGTAGGCAGGATGCAATAGTCGTCATCGTCCAGAATCCAGACGTACTCAGCGTCCAGGTAGGGTGCGTGAACGGTAAATTGCTCCGTTGCCCACGCAATGCCGCGCCGCTCCCAGTCCATGAGAAACGTGTGCTTATAGTCCTGGTCGGTCTGCGACTGCAAGCTGGCTATGTTCGCCTGCAGCATGGTGGGCCGCCCGCCGAACGTGCGCGTCAACACCTCCAAAAAGTAGCGTCTCACCGCGTCACCTCATAGCGCGCCAAGCTCGCCTTGTCCGGGTGCTTGGTTCCGTCAGGATTTATGTGGTAAGCAAACAGGTTCGTGTCTACCAGGAAAGGATATTCGGGGTGTTTGTCTGCAAAAGCACCCCATCCCGACTTCCTGAGATAATTCCCCCTGATCACCCGCTGGCACCATTCCAAATCAGATGTACCCGCCGCCATGTTGGTCGCCCCGCTTTCGGGGTCGTACCAGGCATAGCGCGGCGTGTCGAACACGCGCCGCGTCTTGATGCCGCTCACCGTGTACGGCTCGCTGTCTTCCCACATGGCGCGCAATAGCCCCATGTGCACCAGCAGGCAGCCGGTGGGCACGCCGTCGCACGCAACCACATCGCCCAAACGCCAGTCGGTGTAGACGCCCATGCCCCGCCCGCGGAAAATCATCGGTTCGGACGGGTACGCGCGTGAGAAGTACAGGCCGGAAACGATAGGCGCGGGCGCTTCTTTCATCCAGTGATTGAGCCGGAAAAACGCGCCCGGCGGCAGCACCACGTCATGCTCCAGGAGAAACAGCCATTCCATGTCCAGCCGGATCGCCTCGGCCACGATCAGGTTCTGCGCGTCCGCCACCTGATAGCGCAGGGGCATGTAATCGAGCACGCCGCCCGACACGGCCTGCATGTACCCCGCCATGCTCCAGTTCAGCGGGATTAACTGCCCGTAGCGCGCCGCCACCCACTCGACGCGCAGCAAGCCGGTGCACGCCGTGCCTACCAGGAGGGTATTGGTGTAGCCGGGATCGCCACTGTCCTGCACGATCACGCGGTAGGGTCGCACCGGATTAGCGTTTGCCAAGCAGCACCTCAACATTGCCCGCGCAGTCCCAGGCCATGTCACGAATTTGCCAGGGGGCGGGCTGATACACCTGCCACAAGCCCGCCTTGTGCGCCGGGTCGAAGTGGTAGAACGTCGCCTCTGACACCACGTTGCACGCGGCCGGGTCGGCGGCGTAACGGCTGTTGGCGCCGTAGTAGGCGACGATGGATAGTTCACCGTTCGGAACCAACAGCCGCCACAGTTCATTCATCCACAGCACGAATCCGTACCGCGCCGGGTTGATGCGGTTGACGACGTGCCCGGCGTGAATCTGCACCGCGCAGGAGTCCGGCAGCGGGTAGGGGTAGCTCTCCAGGTCGTGCACCAGGTCGGCCCCGTTCCCGCCGCGGTTGTCAACGCAGAACCAGCCAGGCCGCACGCTGCCTACACACAGGCGCGCGCCGGACATTGCCGCCAGTTCGCCGGTCATCAGGTGCCATACGTCCAGGTGGCCGAGCCGCTCACGGCAAGCGTCGCCGTCATACTCAGCTTATCGTCAAATGAGCCGTCAAACGGGGCCGAGCGCACGAACGCGTTGAAGCGCACTTGGTGCGTAGGCGTCCCCGCAAACTTGATCGCCCACGGCACGGTCAGCCGCTGGTCGCGCAGCCACAGAATGCCGGGTGACGTGGCGCGGTGCGTCGCCACGTTGGGGTCGAAGTTCAAGTCCACTTGCACCTCGCCCGCGTCGATGAAACTCGCCACCTTCTCGCGGTACGCGCCGCTGCTATCGTGGCTGGTCACGTCGATTTCCTCAACGTCCGAATTCAAGCCGCTAACGTTGGTCACGTTGGCAAGCGTCTGGCTTGTCGCCGTGCCCGTTGTCGTGCCGTATTGCACGACGATGCCGAATGCCGCTACACCCCCCATACCCCTACTCCTTCCACTGGATCATGTAGTCCTGAACCACCGCGTTGCGGCCCGTTTCAGGATCGTCTAGGTCGCGTTCCCCCACGCACAGGCAGGCGCCCACTGTCACGCTGCCCCATGCGCCCCTATAGCCGTCCAGCCGCCCGCGCACCGCCGCGGCCAGTTCCTCCGCTGCCGCCACCGAAGCCGCCCACATGGATAGTTGCATCCGCGCCCGCGGCAGCCCGTCCGGCCCCGCCATGTCGTGCTGCCGCCGCGTGTCGATACGCTGGTAGGCAATCGCCGGCAGCGTCGGCCCCTGCGGCAGCCGGCGCGGGTACATGCGCGCACCGGCCAGCGTCGTTACCGTGGCGTCGTCCAGCACATAGGTGCGCAGCGCGGTAAGCAAGCTCACCCTCGCACCCCATCCACAAACGCGGCCACGGTCGCTTCGATTGCCGCCACGATCTCGCCCTCATGCTCGTCTATGGCCGGACGCATGTACGGCTGTGCCGCCTGCCGCTCCGTGCCAAACTCCACATGCTCAGCGTACTCCGTGTGCGGGGCGATGATCGCCTCCGTTGCGGTCACACTGTCCACCTGGATCGAGTTGCGCAGAAAGCCGGTGTCAACGGGGCACAACAACTTGCTGTGCGTCTCGACAATGCGCGCTCCAGCTTCCAATCCATCCGTCTGCGCCTGCCGCCGTTCTGCGCCCGCCAACCGTTGGAGGTTGCGCCGCAGCGTGTCGCTGCCGGTGACGGTCATGCGCACTGTAGGCATTAGCGCACCTCGCGCAGCCGCAGCGTGTAGCCGGTCGGCCCGCGCCGCGGATAGCCATCGATACGGTAGGCGAGCGCCGGCGTCAGCAGTTCGCCGTTGCGGTGCGTCACCGTCACCGCGTCTTCCTCCGTTAGCCCATTGCCATCTTCCAGGGACAAGCGCAGCGCCGCGGAGATCGTCGTCACCGGCCCGTTGGCGCGCGTCTGCTCGTTCGCCGCAATGCCGCCGGTCACGTCCAGCCCGCAGGGGACGCCCGCCGTTTCTGCCCAGGCTTCCACCTCCTGCCCGTAATCGTCTACGGTGACAGAGAGGACGCGCAGCGTACAGGCGTCCATCATGGCCCCTGTCTGCGTGCCGCGCATCCTGGTCAGTTCGTCGGGCGTGAAGGCGCGCATCAGTCGTCATCCTCCGGCAAGTTGCCGATCCACTCGCGCAACGTCACGGCGTCGGCCCGCGGCGGGTTAGCGACATACGGCACACTCGACGCATCGCGCCGCGCCCGAAAGCGCCGCGCCATTGCCGACATTTGCTCGTGCGCCTGGCTGCGGCTGTACTGCCCGCCGTCCGCGCTGAAATCGTAGTCCATGGCGACTGCCGCCGCCTTCTCGTCCCACACGTCAGCCGCCGCCATGT